TTATGAAGAATTAAATAATTTTTAGCCACAACTGAAAAATAACTAAATGCTTTTGAACCTTTTGTGTGGTCATATTTATGCATATTCACCACCATAAAGGCGACAACTTCGTGTTTTATATCATTAAAACCATAATCAAAATAAGTAAATTTAAATGTATTAATTATATTCTCAGCCAGTTTATCAAAAGCTGCATGGATTCTTGTACCATAAATTACATTTCTTTCCATATCATCAGTTGAAGTATTATACTCAACAACTGCATCTTGAACCTCTTGTCCAAAATAAACTTTTCGTTTTTTCTTTTTAACTATTTTTTTAATCTCAGCTTTTACATCATTGACTTTTTTATTTTGTTTTTTTGTCATCTTGTGTCTCCTCTTCAAATATCCCATCAAGGGCTAATTGAATTTGTTTTAATTGTTCAAAGAAAAAACCAGTCTCATCATCTGATTCATAATGTCCTTTTGAATCTACAAGTTTCATTTTGTCTGTTGAGAATTTAATTACTTGTTGAATCTGTAAAATAAATTCTTCGTATTGTGTTATTCTTTTTAATGAATAAAATAATAATGTAGATGTAACTACACTAATTAAAAATAATAATATTGTTAATAACCACCACATAATATCTCCTAATTAAAAAGTTCATCGAACTTAGCTTTCATATTATCTATTTGTTCTTTTGGAACTTCTTTGTGTTTTGTTACACCCTCATCAGAGTGTTCTTCTTCACCTTGTAACCAATTTTGTTTTTCACATATTGTAGACAACCAATCACCAAAGTGAACAATAGAACCAAGAACATGTCTTGAATCTACATATGATTTAAAATAAGTTTCAGCTGCTGGGTCGAATAATCCATCAGCACACAATATAGCTTTGTACACATGTGGATTAACATCAATATGATATTTAGATAATAACCATAAAGCTCTATCGTGAACAGTCATATAATCTAAATCTTTATTGTGAGTATAATACTCTTTTAATTTTTTTCTTCTCCAATCATCTGTTTGGTATTTATAATATGGTTGTGTACCATCACCAAGTTTACCTAAGTCGTGAAACATAGCTGCTAATACAACATCTGAATCTGAGTGTATTACATCTACACCATTTGATTCATATTGTCTTTTAATCATTAATGAATTTTTAATCACATGTAGAATGTGGTCGAGATAACCACCTTTAAAACAATTGTGATAATTTGGCCGACCAGATGCTGGTGCAGTTTTATACTCTGATTCAAAGTCATTATGTAACTTTAAAATATTTTCTTTTTGTTTACCTTCGAAATGTTCGTCAATAATTGACATTAACTCATTCCAATTGTTATTCATTTGTTCTTGATTTATCATCTTCCTACTTCCCCTAAATATTTTTCTCTAGCTTCTTCCCAAGTCATATTAAACATATCATTGTAAAATAATGT